TTGCCTGTATCTGTTATTGATCCGTCTAATATAACCGTACCACCTCTGGTAAGATTACCTCCAGCCGTAATAGCACCTGTAGCAACTGCTCCTGTTGTTGTAATTGTTGAGGAGCCGTTGTTTATATTACCAAAGCCTGACGTTATACTACCAGAGTTTAATGCCCCTGTTGCTACGATACCGGAGCCAATAGTAATGTTAGTAGAGCCATTAAATGCTACGCCGTTGATAGTGCGGGCCGTAGCCAGCGTAGTAGCCGTTGAAGCGTTACCTGTAAGAGCCGCTGTGATTGTGCCTGCGGAGAAGTTTCCAGAACCATCTCGTGCCACAACTTTCGAAGCTGTATTACCCGAGACTGCGTCTACACCAAGAGTGAGCGCGGTACCCTCAGAAGCCGATCCACCACCTGTCAGGTATGAGCCGTTAGCAACAGACTGGACATAGTTACCTGTGGTATCCGTGCCTAGAGCAACAGAGTTTGCTTGGATTGTTGCAGTGCCTGTGACATTGCCAGAACCGTTAAATGCAGCAGAAGTCCAAACAACGTCGCCTGTCATTCCAATTGTTCGACCATTAGCTAGTGTAGTGGCAGACCCAGTCAGGTCAGCAGTAACCGACGCGAATGTAGGAGTAGCAGTAGTTGTGAGGTCAATACCTGTAGAAACCTTACCACCCATGCCCGAGTGATTAGTACAATAATAAAATAAGTTAATTGGAGCATCTTGCTCTAGTGTCACCTGAGTATACGCTCCAGATGAGCCCGGTGTACCAACAGCCGTTACGCCTACAGTGTACGCAGACCCTCCGGCATGAGTGCCGTTGGATGTAGTGCTCAACCGTAATGGATGCCCTGCATTAGAGCTATTTGACTGGTCAAAGCGTACAGTTACAGATCGTTGCAATAACGCTGTTTGCTGCAAAGCTCCATCTAGATAATACCTATTTCCTGCACCGGGGTTAGCTACAGTAACAGCTATGGTCAAATAAGGTTGTTTTCCAACTAGTCCAGCTACAGTAGTATTTATAGAAGCGTTTCCTGTTCCGTTAAAAGACCCTGACGAACCCGTGGCATCGCCAGTTAGGGATATGGTTCTGCCTGTAGCTAGCGCGGTGGCAGTAGAAACTGGAGTGTTTAAGGAGAACTGTGTACCAGACAAAGATAGCCCTGCACCCGCACTATATACTGGGGCGTCAGAAACTAACGTGAAAACAATATTTGTTGTGCCAAAAGTAATAACGCCTGCTGTGGTCATTACGTCAAGCTCACCACCGTGAACCGCACCCTCAGTAATAAAGAAAGCATCACCTTCACCTAGTGCATCTGTATCACTTGGTCCGTATGAGTCCGCATCAGTAGCGCGGGTAAGAACCCAATTTGCGCTGCCACTGCCAACTGTAGTAACCTTATAGACACCATTATGTGCTTTGTTAGTTTGGTCTTGTACCATCACGCGGTCGTTTGTGGTTACTGAAACTCCGTCCAATACTAAAGCCGCTTGCGTTCCTGCGTTAGTAAGTGTGGCCCCAACCCCGCTGGAACCGTTGCTATATGTAGCGTTTAGGTTCGCAGTTGTTTCAACCCGGCAAGGTTCGTGATAGTGGATACCCGCCGCAGCAATAGTGTCTACATATTGTTTGGTAGCAGATTGTAGCGCCGCAGTCGGATTAGCGTTAAGAATCAGGTTGCCCGTCATCGTACCACCACCTCTAGATAAAAGAGTCTGTATGTCGACCCCATCTACCGTACCACCCACAATTAAATTGTTGCCGATGGTTACATTATTACTAGCGTCTTCAATTACGGCCTTATCGGCAGGGTAAGTCAGGAATATATTCTTCGTCCCTACACCCCAGTTGACAGCGTTGTTAGAGTTAGAAGATGTAAATACCGCCGTGCGAGTAATAGTCCCCCCACTAGACGCGTAAGTTCCAAGTCCAACCTCAAAGTTATCGTTATCCGTTATCGAGTAGTAGACGGTGTCACCGTTAGATACCTCGGCGGAAAATGCTTGAAAACCTGCAACCGCGCCTCCCAGAGTGTAAGCCCCAGTCCCCGTAGAGTTAGTGGTTTCCTGTACGCGATCAGCGACAATTAGAGCCATTGGGCAACCCCTTTATTTTTTAAGCTATACGGATGATAGCGTTCGAAGCATCCGCTGTTGGGAACTGGATAGTAAATGTACCAGAAGTCGAAGTTTTGTCTGCACCAAAGTCCAGCACTGCAACTGTTGGATCGCCTGAAGCGCTGTCATTGTAAATTAACGCTCCGCGAGCTGTAATTGTTGCGCTGGTAAAGTTAAGGTCAGCGAAGTCTGTCAATGCTGTAGTACCTGAAGTTGTCGGTGTCACGTTTGTTAATGTACCACCACCAGCACTGTAGGAACCTGAGTTGCTTACTTCGTTACCTGTAGTATACGCAGTGGTCGCTGCATTGAACGATGCACTGTTAGTATACAGAGCAAGTTTGAATGTATTGCCTGAAGAGGCAGTGAAGTTGTGCGTACCAGTAAGTAATTCCTTTTTAAAGGATGTACACATGAAGTTACCATTAAAGGCCATTTAAAGTCTCCTAAGTTGGGTTGCGAGGTCAGGAAACCCAGCCTCTTGTAGTTTTACGCATGTGGTTGCGCGGTCTTCCTTAACCGCTACTTTAATATAATGCGCGATAATTTGCAACATCTGCGATTTATACGCTTCTGCTTGCAATCGTATCTCGGGCGGGGCAGAAGTAGACACACTCATTAGCTTGTCTACACACATTTCCGCTACAGAATCAGGGCTATGCCCTCCTTTGTTAGCGGTGTGTACTCTTATGGCATCAAAGCCAAAATCCATTTCAACTTGCATCAAAGTCTCCCATCTCTGTACTCGTCTGTCGAGCTACGTATTTGGACCCCGGTAAGCTGTCCAAGAGCTTCGTCGTAACGAGTAGTGTATAATTGGATAAGGTCTGCCTCACCCTTCATGTATGTATACGACTCTATCAAAGAACCATAAAGCAGAGCGGATTCGGCGTTGTCGCCGTACCAAGATGTGCCTGTGGCAACGATTGAAGGCGGATCATAATAGTAGTGTAGTTCAACTGCATAGTTGTTGTCAGGTGTTGGACCAAGAATAAAGTTACCCTGTTCCCCATTAAAGTCCCCATCAAACTGAGCGTAGTATTTTGGTAATGCAGAAGTACTCGCTGAGGGATAGGCTTCACGAATAAAATTCACATCCTTATCAATAAGGAACGAATAATCCCCAGACGAATCTACAACAGCTAAAGAGAACACAGAAATAAAATCCTCTGGTCGAGCTAAGTACAAATTACCATTAGTAGTGGACGCAGTAACATTCTTGCGCAGCTCAGGCACCATGATAGACCGGTTAAGCCTCTCTTCTGACTGCCTAACGAACATAGGAATGTTAGAGACGAAGCTCGTCTCCTCATTCTGTGTATAATCTTTTATTGCTGCAACCAGCTCTGTGTAGTTCATTAGAACTTACCCCATCTTAAATCCGCCACCACGAATAGCAGCTCCCATACCACGGCACATACCGCCGCCATCTGTCTTGCCGCCCGGTGACATCTTCTTGACTTCGCCGCCGTAACCCATCTTCTTTACTTTGGCTTTGCCACCGTAGTTCATTTTCTTGACTTTAGCTTTGCCACCGTAGGACATTTTACCAACGCCATCAGCAGCATAATCAGGAACCATTGTTCCCTTTGGACCTTTAACCATGTTCAGCTTACCGCCACCTTTCATATTTTTCATCTCTTCCCTTTCACGGCCTTCCATTTCATTTATACGGAAACCACGTTCCATTGCTTCTATTTCTTTTTTAGTAGCACCCAAACCTGCTGGGCGAAGTTTAGGCTTCTTTGAAGTTTTTTTCTTCTTGCCTAAATTTTTTGGTCTAAGTCTAGGACGCTGCATATTAATCTCCATCAGTTGTTGTTATGGTGGCGCTTCCTACAGAGCCTACCATATATTGAGCTGGGTTCCAAATAGGATTATAACCAAACAAACCTCTGCCCGGATTAACGTCTGGGCGTGGGTTAAGTAAAGATTGCGGGTCTGCTGTGTTAACATCCCCGATAAAGTTTTGCGGTTGGTCAGGATCAAATACATCTTTGCCTACACGTAGACCCGTACGTACTCCATGTTGGACCTCGTATATAAGGTCTTCCAGCTTGTAGCGAAACCCAGTCCGGTCACATATACCGTATGCGTGTTTACCACTAGCATAACCCGGCATTATATATTCCCTCTAAACGGTACCATACGAAGTGTAGACCTATCTTGATCTTGATCTGCAGCTCTACGGAATTGTTCTTCATATTCTTGTTTTAAAGGACCAACTCTCTCAGCCACTTCAGGTTTTTTCATAGCAACATAGTATGCCAAGCCAGACACAAGAGCAGGTACAAAACGTGGTGGTATAGAAGTAGTAGCTCCTCCAACACCGCTTGCCAGCCCATCTATGCCTTTTAAGCGATAGTAAGCCAACTTATATGTCGTAGCATCATTCGGTACAGGCCAAAGAGTAACTTGTACATCTGTAGCATTGCGCTGTACGTATATTTGAGATGGACGCCCTTGAGTGTTTTTATTCCCTTGCTGTGAGTATGTAGAAACACTCATGCGTTGGATATACGAATCAAGTTGTTGCGTCGTACCTTCGTCAGTGCGAAGTTGGTGTTCAATTAGGTCAATAGTATCAGAAGGTAGAGTATAAGTAGCTGTACCTGCAACCAGAGGTATAGTTCCCGCCTCTATGGTAAATAAGTTCAGACCACGGTTCTGCCACTCTAGCGTCATAATATTAAGGCTACGACGGGCGGTTTTTAAATCATACCCCGAACGCATTTCAAGGCCCGCACGTTCGTACGCTTCCTCAAATAATTCATTTAGTTCTGGTACAACAACTGCCATGATCTAGGCCTTCCTATACTTTGCCGTCTTCTTGGCTATCTTTTTAGGTTGTTTAGCAACCTGTTTACCTTTTTTAGTAGCCGCTCGTTTAGCTTTGGTAGTAGCAGCGTATTCTTTAGGTGACAAAGCTTGTATAGCTTTTGTAGGTAGATACCGTTCACCCGTAGCATTTTTTCCTTGTGTCGATGGCTTACCAGACTTTGTCCGCCATTTCTGCTTTCCCCAGCTGCTAAGACTTTTTTGACTTTTTGCTTTTGCCATCGGCTTTAGCCTTCGCTTTCTTACTTAAATCTTTGTAATGGGATAACTTAACACTTGTTTTACCATGGGCCTTGCCTGTGTGCAATGAACCGTTAGGCATCTTGTGTTTACTCCCTGTATAGAGAGTTCCATCTCTTTTATAGTGCTTTACGCCCTTCATTTCCTATAACCTCCACCTTTAGCTTTATACTGTTTTGCGAGCATCTGAGCTTTGCGGGCAGACCACTGTCCGGGTTTACCACCTTTGCTGCCAGCTTTAATCTTGTTGAACAGGCCCTTACGCATTGTGGGCTTAGTGTAATTACCAGCTTCATTCACACGACTCTTAGCTTTACCGCCCTTGGCCATAGCCGCTACAGGTTTACGAGGCACTGCTTTTTTAACTCGATTGCCTGTAAGTTGTCTTCCCATAGAACTACGTCCCATCATGTCAACATTTCCACCTTTTTCTAGCCTGCCGCAATCTACTGTTAGGGTCTTTGGCCGCTTTAGGGAACTGTTTCATTTGTCCCGCAGAACGTGCGCAATAGGACTTACGGCGTTTAGCTGCAGCACTTCCCTTTTTAACCTTGCCAGTAACGGCTGTTTTTAGTTTAGAGCCGGGGTTATCCCGACGATACTTGGCCACACCTTTTTTAGTCATCCCCGCGCCAGACTTAGTTGGGCGTTTTTGACCACCTTTTATGGTGTGACCTTTCATTGTACCTTTTTTCTTAACTGCCATATTACTCTATAAGTAGCGTCATTACGTTTCCTGTGCCTGTGAAGACAGAAACAAAACAACCGTTATCAGCTAAAATACCGTCATTTGGAATATATACGTCGTTCCAACCAACAGGTAAAGTTAACTGCAGTATAATAGGGCCAGTAGCTGACCCACTACGAATAGTGAAAGCGGCGGCTGCAGCGGCGTTCACTAGAACCCCCTGCAATCTACCTCGTGATGGGCCTACAAGTGCAGCGTTATCGCTTGCTGCAAAGTTATAAGCTCGTACTTCTTGACCAGCCATTTGCTAGCTCCTTACGCTAAATTTTAAAGGTCGATAGCCTGTTGGTACAGAACAGTGAAACGAATTGTTCCTGCATTAGTAGCACCAGTAGTTGTTACTGTAAGACGCTTTTCAGTACCAACGTCTGCCCAAGCCAATGCTCCACCTGCTTCAGTAGTAGGATATTTACGACCTGCACCAGAAGCGGCACTAATTGAAAATTGGTTTATAAAAGTAGCGTTGCCGCCAACAGTGTCGCCAATGCTCAGTACGCAAGTTGCGTTTGCAACAGCAACAGGAACATCAATAACGATGTCAATAATTTGTGATGCAGCTGGGATTACGATATCAGTAACAGTAGCTGCTTGTGCACCACCTGCGGTACTAAAAGCAGTGGTCTGAGCCATAACGACTTGACCAGTGTTTTTAACATTTACACCTAGCGTAGTTCCAGTTGTTTCTTTAATTGTTCCGGCCTTGATAGGTCCAGAGAATGTAGTAATACCCATGATTATCTCCTGTCAGGGTTAAGTCAGTCGCACCATGCAACTGTCAGGGATATGGGTATACTACAACACCTTTAAGCAAAAAGAAAGCCCCACCGAAGCGGAGCCTTCCAAATTTAAATATTAGGAGCTTACGCGCCTTGTGATCCGTAGATACCTAATGGATCAGAAACACCGAAGCTGTAACGCTCACGCGCTTTGTAGCGCACGTTGCCAGTATCGAAGTCACCATCCATTCCTGTAGCCATCGCAGAACGTACGAAGTGCTTCATACCGTTAGGGATGTCTGTAGTCAGGAACCAAGCGTCAGCGTCTGTAAGATAATGGTTTACGCCGTATCCTTCAGGAACTGCACCGTTAGAGCTGAGTGCATTGATATCGTTATCAGCTGTACCTACACGTAGAGTTGTTTCCAACAAACGAGTTGCTACGAACTGTAACGCAGACGGGATGATTAACTTTCTACCGCGAGCTGCGATAAGTAAGCCACGTTCGTCTGTGTATCCACCAATGTCGATAATCGCCTGTTCAAGCGAAGTCTCATTAAGGTCAGCACTAACCGCTGGACGGTTAGAGTTTGTACCACCACCAACTGTTGGGTGTGCAGTACTGAACAATGTTACACCATCACCAGATTGGAAAGTGTCAAAGCCCGTATTGAGCAATGAAGCAGCTTTAACCTGCTTAGTGTATGCCATAGCGCGAGCTAAAGCTTTTGTGTAACGTGAGGACAAAGAATCGTACAAGTTATCTTCCATCGCTTCTTCAGTGATGGCGAAACCCATAGCGATAGTTTCGTGTGTGTAGCGAGCTGTGAACGCCTCTTGCGCATTGTCGTACGCAATAGATGAACCTTCAGCCTTTGTTGGTGCTGCACCAAAACCAGATAATTTAACTTCTTCTTCAAAGCTACGCTCTGAATTTTCTGTCTCATAAATGTCCGCGTGTTCGTTTTCGTATTTACCATACTCAAGCCCAAATAAGGCATTAAGTCCGGGTAAGAGCTCTTTAAGCGCCTGTGCGCGTGAAATAGCCATGTGTTATCCCTCCTTACAAGCCAACAGCGTTAGTCATGCTGCTGTAGCCGGGGTTAAGTTTAACCAAAAGATCAGGAAACGCATCGCCAATAGGTGATACAGCGGCCACGATACGGAAGGCGGCGGTGGTAGTCTTAGTTGTCGCGTCAACGGAACTTGTAGAGTTACCAGTAGCAGTTCTGCCAGTAGATGTAGACTGAGCAGCTACGAAGAAAGTATTCGCACCTATATCAGACTGGTCCATAGCGCCGTCTGCTTGTACTTGGAATAGTACGTTTGGATCGTCTACAACGAACGCTTTCGCATTGATTGAACCGGACGGGTAGTACTGCGAGAAAGTCGTTTGACCTTCAGAGTTTTCGTACTCGCAACCCACAAACACACCAAGAGAACCTCTTAGAGTTGTTCCTGTTGGGAACGCGTTTGTGCCACCGTCGGCACCTGTTGCAGTTGATAGTGCGATGTAACCATCAGCACCGATATGAACGACTTGACCGTAAAAGAGGTTTGTTGCCTCTCCAGCAGGGTCGATCAGAAACTGGGATGTCGCCCCAGCGTAGGCCATTCCGTCGGCACGTTTTACCGGCTTTAGACCATAGGGAGCAGCTGTAGTAGCCATGATGCTCTTCCTCCAGATTTATTTACTTTTGAAGTAAAGAGCATCATTGCCCCTTACCATATAATTACCGCGAACTACGCTCAGGTTTAAGCATAGGCATCCGCGGGTCAGACTCACGCATGTAGTTTCTATCGACAGCTTCAGCCTGATTTTGTGCAGACTCAAGTTGACCATGAATACGATCGTCTCTTAGTTCGGTCGGGATAGCGCAAAGCAATAACCCACCAACTTCGATATTGTCTTTAAATCGAGAATCAATATCTGACATGATGTGTAGCTCAGGATAATCCACTGCCTTTACAGGCACATAGCCATCACGAAACCGTCCAGAAACATTTGTCATATCTGCATTACCCAATGTAGCTGTGCGAATCCAGCGAAACGAAAGTCCGTCTCGTGATTCGGGGGTAGGTAGCATAGACGCGCGTTTCCAAGGTTTACGACGTTCTCCCGCTTCGCGGGTTTCGGTTGTACGAGGTTTTCTATCAGCCATTTTGCATATCCTTTAGCTTTTGCGCCGCGTATTCTTTATTAGATAATCCGAGACGCTTGGCGATTGCGGCCTCCGATGAGGTGATGACAACTTTATTGCGTGATGAGGCGGTATTTCTACCACCCGGGGCCACCACGGAGCCAGCCTTACGTTGTGGTTGTCGAACCTCGGGTTCCACGTCCGCAAAGCGATCTGGGTATCGAGACCGCATGGCCTCGTTTATCTTACTATAGTACACATCCGATGTAGAATCAACGCCTGTCTCTAATAGTTCTTCATGTATAAGCATAGCGTACCGTGTCATGCCCGTATCTTTCTGGAACCAATCGTTCTCAGCTACCCATTCCTGTGCCTTACGATCGGGTCTAGGAACACGAGGAGCTGCTTGCGGTGCAGGAGTTTCAGACTGGTCTTGCACAGCTTGCTGCGCCGGTTTCCAGTTCTCTACACGATCAGCTTCAAGCTGTAGCTTGGACAACGACATCTGCGCTTCAAGCACAGCATCCGTGTCTCCAGCCTCATAAGCCTCTTTATAAGCTCGTTTCGCGCTGTTAAGTTCTGACGCTACACGCGCCTTGGCTTCGTTAACCAGTACACCTTCACCTTCAGAAAGGTTTTTACGGAGACGTGTAGCTTCGTTCTTCTGCGATTCTGCATACTGAACTGCGGCTTCACGCTCGCGTTCGGCTTCTTCCTTGCGACGACGTTCTTCATGGAACTCGAATTTTAGCTTCTTGATACGTTTCTGTACCGATTCGCTGTGCTTTTCAAGTTCCTCGTCTTCTGGAATATCCGCCTCTGCGTCAGCTGCCCGACGTGGACGACCTTTATCCTCTTCAGGAGTATCATCAGCGATTTCTACTTCAAAGTCATCATCACTAGCGATGTCTACTTCTAAAGCTCCGGGCTCTACTACTGTGTCTTCAACGACTGCTTCTATTTCTTCGTTCATGCTCTACTGTACCCCCGTGGGTCTTCGACTACCGCTTCAACAGTATCGTCGTTGATAATACGGAACTCTTTGTTATGTAATTTAAAACGTGTACCTGAATACGAACGGAAGATAATAAAATCACCTTTTTCGCACCAAGGTCCATTCGGGAACCGCTCTTTGTCTGTATAGGCTTCAGTACCTATACTTATGACATATCCAATAATGGTCGCGGTTTCTTCCATCTTGGTTAAAGAATCGGGCATATAAACACCGCCATCTGTCTTGCCTTCAAGTTCTGGGATTGCGATAAGCAGCTTGTAACCTTTCGGTTCGGGCAATTTTGCCAGTAGCTGCTCGTCATCTACTTTGTCGGTAGCGTACATCTTAGTCTCCTGCAGTGATTAGAGGCTCACAGCGCCTTTTGCGTGGATTATTCCACGTTATGTCATATATCTACACGTATGATGCCTAAGCTTCAATATACTTCTTCTCAATATCTTTAACATCATTACGTATAATAGTTAGAGCTTCGTATTTACCTACTAGTTTCCAGTAAGTTTCTTGGTCTTTAGCGCCGCCCTCTGCGAGGTGCTCGGCGATAGATGTGCGGCTCTCATCGAGCCGTGTAAGCATGGTATGGAAAACACTATCAGCCATCTAAGTTCACTTTCTCTGCAATATCCATAGCTAGGCGTGCTGCGGACTCTTTCTGATCTGTTTCAAGCTCGGCAACCTTAACCCCGATACGAGCCGCTTCTTTCTCCTCTTCAGAGTCGATACGTGCTTGTTGTAGTCGGGCGTTCTCCTGTTTAGCCATAGCGTCGATATTTACTTTCAGCTTATCCATCTCGATCTTATGTTTCAACTCAGTTTCTTTAATCATCAACTCACGTTGCTGAATCTGAGTAAGTGGATCAGCTTGCTGTGCAGCGGCTTGTTCCGCAGCTGCTTCGGCTTGGCCTTTCTTGAACAACTTCTCTGCGGCTTGTGCAGCTAGACGCGAAACCTGAAGTTCTATATCTTCTGGTAACGGTGCCTCTGGGTCTGGTAGTTCTACGCCCAACTGCTTCTGTATCTCTACACGATACTGCAGGGCTACGTGTTCCGTAATATGAGACATCGCAGCAGACTGAATTGCGCTTGCAAACGGTGATTGTCCCACAACCTGCATGATCTTAGGGTCTTGCATTGCCATCATGTGAGTCTGGATATGCGCTTCGTGATCTTGATAAGCGAAGGCTTTGACTGGCTCTTGCTTTAATATAGCCATGTTCTCAGTTACTGGATCAGCAGGTTTGATATCTTCTGGTAGCTTGATGATATCATCCGCATCTTTAATGCCCAGAACTTCGAGCATTTGACGGTGTAGTTTGCCCATATTGTACATCTGTGGTGCTTGTTGAGCTAGCTGGAGTGCAGCTTGATACTGCATTATACGCTGTGCCATTGTGGCTGCATTAGGGTCAGACACCGGAATAACGTCCACCCGACCATCAAAGTCGGATATACGATCTGCGGGTTCATCCATCTCATATGCGTACTCAGCAGGCATGTAATCATGTACGATCCTAGCTAAGATACGAAGTTCTTGTTTCATAGCGGCGTGTAAGCGAGCCTGAATACCAGACATCACTTGCATAGAACGCTCCATAAGAGCCAGAGTTGTTCCTACAGGGGCTTGGGCGTTGATATCACCTACTTGGATGTCACCTACTGCGCCAATACGTCGTCCTTCATCTACTACGTTCCCAAGTAGTGAGTAGAGTACGCTTGATGGTTCTTTGTACGGGAGAGGTACAATAGAATCTTTAATTGTGCCTGCTGGCACATCCACGTCACGGAACTCACCCGGCATAATGGGGGTATTATCACCGGTGATACGCATGCCCCGGGCTTTAAAGCCTGCTGGGAGGTTAGACAGCGTACCTGCATCAATAAGTTGACGCATGATAGAGGTGGCAGATTTGGTCAAACCACCAAGCGTATGTATAAGTCCTGTACCGTAGAAGCCCATACCGGGTAAGTATGGATAGTGTACGACATGCATACGCTTCTCGCGCTTGCTGTCTTCTTCGTACCAATTACGGCGAATAGCTAGAATGATGCTAGATGATTTATCAACTGTCACTACGTAAGGTAGCGCAACACCGTCTATATCATCAAAAGGCTCGGGCAGGTCTAAATCTACGTGCATTTCTAGGATAGTATGTCGTGCATCGTCGGAGAAAGTAGGTTCTGAACCTTCTAATTCGTTGTATTTCTCTTCAATGTCCGTAACATCTCTAGTTGCTTCGGGTAACTCAACGTCACGATAGAACCCATTCACCTGTAGCTTGAGTACTTCTTCAGGTGTCTGCTTCATAACGTGTGTAAATCGTGGTGCAGTCCGTAGATTAGACGCACCGTAAGATACTACGAGGTCTTCTGCGGGCACAAACTGGGATACAGGGCGTTCTGTAAGGGGATCAAAGTATATTTTCTTAAACGCGGAGCCTGCCATTGGGAGTTTAAACAGCATCTGTTCCATCTCGTCACGGTAATCCGGCATCTTCTCAGTGATAAGATAGTTAAGTTCGGTCTCGACACGTTGTGCCTGCTCAAACTTCTCAGTTGTCATCTTACCTACAATTTTACTACGTACGGGACCTGCTGCTGGAAGAAGCTCTCCCATTGCCTGTGCTTGAAACTTAACCACCGCTTCGGTCATCATAGGGTGATACACCCCAGAAGCACCATTCCACGGCTCTGTACGCTCCTCTACCTTCATCCCTAAAAGGTCCATACCCTTAATGTAGGCATTGGCCCATTCACTTCGAGATTCACGATCAGACGAAAAGTGTTCTATTAGTTCGTTCGCTATTTCCTCAAGCTCGTCATCTTCAATAGATTCGGCAAGGTTAGCGTCGTGAGAAACATCTTCAGCCATCTCAGGGTCATCCCCAAACTGAATTACAACTGACCCGTCTTCCATTTCGACTTCGACAGCCTCGGGGTCTTCTACTACGACCGTTAGATCAGGAGCTAAATCATCCTCAGTTGTTTCAAGGATGTTACTAGGTTCCATAGGTTTTTCGACTGCCATGTTTTTGCCTCACTCTGTGCGTTTGATGGCACTATAGCAGATATAGCACCTAAATAGAAAGATATCTTCGTAGGGTGAGGACACAACGGACGAGGGAGTGTCAATGCGCAGTGCCCCCACGGACGCTACCAACGTCCTGTAGACATCCATACTACACCTGTACATGTATGTCATCCCCATCAATAATATGCCGCCTTACGATGTAAATATGAGTCATCGTCCTCCATATCCGTAGGTAAGCGGATAAATCCACCCTGACGGAATCTTAGGAGAGCCATAACTGTACTATCGACCAAGTCATCGTTCGACATGAACGGAAACCCAGCCACTTCTTCTACGAGTTCGTCTGCCCAGCGAGTAGCGGGTACCCAGACCATGCCCGAAGATATAATATCTGACACAGAGTTCAGCCTTGCCAACTTATCACCAGTCCCCCGGTGGGGTGTGTACTCGGTGACGGGCAGTCCCATGCGTCTCATCTCTTGGTAGAGTGCAACTCCAGAGCTTTTCTTCTCCACAATGAACGCATCGGGGTCCCAGTGGTTGTACTGTTCCATAGCTAGCTCTTTGAGTTCAGGGAACTCTAGCCGTTCTTTTATACTATCAAGTAGAATAATGTTGTGTGAGCTTGATTCTTCGTGAAAGAACACGCCCCAAGTGGTCAACGCGGTGTAATCGGCCCTATTATGCTTCTCTGCGGCGGCATCTAGGGACATAATTACGTACTCAACGCTTGGCATGGCGTCATTTTGCCAGATATTCCACCACTCGCGCTTAACAATCGAGGCTTCTTCGGACGTGGGCTGCTGTTGATACTGCGAGTTCCACTGGAACGCAGGCATCGAAGCTTTTGTTCGTTCTAACGCAGGGAGATCAAAGAACTCTGGCCACAAAGGTTTCTTTATTGGCTTACCATCTTTGTCTTCAGAGTCTAAAATTGCCGGAAACTCAACGATTTCGTACTGATCGGCCATCTCATTCTTGACCATATCGTTAGTTACACGTCCTGTCAGGTCATCCATATGCCATCTAGTCTGCACGATAGCTACACGCCCGCCGGGCATTAGCCTTGTTCGCGCTCCGAAGGTAAACCACTCGTAGGCTTTTTCGAAAACAGAAAAGTTCCCGTTGATAACATCTTGTTCAGAGTGTGGGTCGTCGACCAGCAATAGGTCAGCGCCACGCCCAGCCAAAGCAGAACCAATACCACACGCAAAATACTCTCCTCCAAAGTTTGTGTTCCATCTCCCAGCTGATTTACTGTCCACTGCTAAAGCAACATCTGGAAATATAGATTTATATTCATCTAGGGCAATTAGGTTACGGACTTTACGCCCAAAATCCACAGCTAAGTCCGTGGTGTGTGACACCATCATAACTTTTTTGTTCGGGTTCCGCCCTAAAAACCACGCTGGATAAAATATCGACACGAGCTGCGACTTGCCATGACGCGGGGGTATGTTTACGCATACTCGATCTTTACCATCCTTGTCTCCGGGACCACGTTCAACGTCCATCAGCATGTCCGCAAGGATTCTATGATGCCTTCCAACCTTGTAATCTGGCTGCATCCGTTTGCAAAACTCTATCAGATCGTCGTGCGCGGCCTTATTTGTCTCCCGTGTAGACAATTCCCCCACGATTGAGTCTATTTCGACCAGCTCTTCAGGGCTAAACGAGTCCAGATTGTCCAGTATATGCTGGATATCCTCCGGCGAGAAGTCCATATCTTTAGCTAAGTTAGCTAAATTGCTAGCCATCGAGCCCTAGCTCCTTATCTACGTCGATAATGTCCCCATCAACCATAATCGCATCCTCAATCTCTTCAGGATTCACCAATCTAGACAGCTTTTCTCGCAGTTTATCCTTCAGATCATCCGATGTCTGGTGCGTTATAGTCACTTCGGACTTCTCAGCGAACAACCCAACGTCTGAGACTTTACCCAACAGCTCCAACGCACGTATGCGTATCCTCGGATCAGGGTTTTCGGTCTCTTCGATCAGTTTATTTGTAACTAAGTGGCGTACTTGCGTCGCACTTTTTACCACGGAGTGCCCAAAGTCCTTCAGGATTCTATCCGTTAACAGTAAAGTCGCGGGTGTCAACTGAGCCACTCGCTTAGGAGTTGCAATTTTGGATGTTTTGTGTGGATTCTCAGCGTAAGCTACAGCTAAAGCCGCCGCATTATCCTTGTCTTCACTGGTTGCTTCGACCTCTAGCCCGTTGGCATGCAGGTATTCTACCGTCTTCGCAGCTGCGGACGTTTTGATTGCAAGGTCCTTCATGTCCGGAGCTTTGCGGGTCGGTACTCCGCGCTCAGGTTCAATATGTATAGTCATTTTTAGCCCTCGTTTGTGCAACTATACAAAAAATTTTACAGCATTTCAATCCAGTTTGATAGGAGACGTTTCTATATACGAGGGGGTGGGGTCATTTAGTGTGCCGAAAACGTTAGGTAGGGGGGTCTGTTTTGATGCCCGTGACGATACTTTGTGGAGCCGGATTCGTTTTTGGGGAAACGTAAAATATTTGCGCAGAATAGTATTATA